TCAGCTATTTCCGGAAGTTTATCAGCCATGGCAAACCGTTCAAAACTTGCATTTTTTGCTGTTTTAAATTCAGCTTCTCTAACCATGTCCGAGAAAGCCTCAAAAAGGGTCTCAAGAATAACTGAAGGCCATTCTCTTAAATACTCCGTCATGTATAAAAATTTTGACTTGCTCTTTTTTATACCTTTATCATCATAATCTACAGAATCCCCGTTCAGGTCAATATCATTCATCTTCTTTATTGAACATGATATAGAAGCTATTTTAAGAGCTTCCATGTATTGCCCGCCATCATAATCTTTGCAATACTCCATGATTTTAAGCTCATCTGCCGAAGTTAATGGCTCTAACTCGATCTTAAGCGCCACATCTTTAAAGTCTACTACTTTTCTAACCATGTACTCTTTACGAATACTTTTCAAAACGTCATTTAAGTTCATACAATAACTCCATTAGACAAAAAATTTTATGCCTATAAAAAAAAAATAAAACACAATATGTGATTTCAAAGGAAAGCAATATATGAGGGATTTTATCTGGATCTGTAATAATATTATTTAATATCTGTATCTATATATAAGGTCAGGCCCTTTTCAGAGCCTGACCTTTCCTCTGAAATCCTACGTTGTCTTTAACCTTGACGACATATTTTCCATCAATGTCGAATAAGGTTCAGCATCATCACCAATACTATTCATCGCCTCTCCATAAACATTTGACAATACGTCTGAGACGTTTATAGTGACCGTCTCTTGCACCAGAGCTGTGTCTGATGCAAAAGATATTGAATAATCTGACATCCAGCAGGCTTCATAAATGGTGAGCAATGCTTGGGTATTATTGTCACCTTTTCCTTCAATATCATCAGAGGAATCAGTAGTAGGTAACTCAAGAGCATCCCCCACAGCATTCGGAGCCTTATTTTCAAACTGAGTTGCCAAAGCACTGAATACAACTTCCTGCCAAATATCAAACGGCCATCTATGATGCCGTAATGAACGAACAATCCCATCAACTCCAGCCTTATAACCGAATACCTGGTAAATATTCGAAAGATATAAAGCTGTCCTAGTAACAGATATAGTCATAGGATCCGTGACGCCAGGAACCAACTCGGCTATATGATCTCCGAAACCTATCCCTCTTACAGGCTCTATTGTACGAGCTTCAGAAGGATCAAATGTTGCCACAACGCCTATCTGAGTTTTCTCCCCATATGCATTAAAGGCAAAAATACGGTTCTTGGAAGATATTACCGAGAGGGTGTTTGGCGAAACACCTTTCCTAAAAATATAAGTATCGCTATCTCGTGCCATTTATCCCTCCTAATAATCTACTGTTTACTACACATACTCTTTCCAATATGCGACTACTATTGAAAAAGCATATCCAGTCGAGCCTTTTCAGTCTCAGACAGGACACCTAAATCATCCGCTGTAATAAATTCAGACCTGAGCTCAATACTGTCTGAAGCATTCAATACAGAAGTGTCCACTTTCATGGCTTCCTTAGCTTCAGGAGCTTCAGGAACCACGGGTGCTGGCACAGAAGCTGGCTCTTGAGCAGGAACTTCTTCAGGTTTTTTCTCTTCTTTTTTAGCTTCTTTTTCTTCAGGTTTCTTGCCTGACATAGGACATGCTGGACTCTCTGCTCCCGGACCGGTACCATCAGGAATACCCGGAACTTTTCCGGCTTCTTTTTCTTCCGGCTTTACTTCTTCCGGTTTGTCTTCCTTGACTTCAGCTATCAGAGCCCGCATAACAGCCTCAGATGCTTCCTTTGTCCAGTCACTCACTGATGCCGTTTTTGGCGGTTTTACTTTTTTCTTGCATTTTACACAATACTTGGTCTGTTCAAGAACTTTTGTCCCACATGTCGGACATTTAAAAGTCTTAGCTGCTTCTACAGTTTTCCCCTCTTCAGGCTTAGCCTCTTCAGGCTTGACCTCTTCAGGCTTGACCTCTTCAGGCTTGACCTCTTCAGGTTTTACTTCTTCTGCTGATAATCTGGTCTGAAGATCATCATCCGACAACTTCGAAACTGCATACGCCATCGTTCTCAAATCTTTGGCAATAGGATCATCCTCTTTAAACTGCTGGGAGAGAATGTCCATACTTGCTATCAATGTTTTACGGTCCATTGAGTGAGCCCTCCGTGATAATTGTTTTCTGTTACAGTAGAAATCAGTGTTTTGACTCTGATTCCCATACAATGCCAAGGCTTCTTCCTTGGCCTTATCATATGATTCATTTCTTAAATTTTCTCCCGGTCCAAAGTATACCCGTTGTTTAATCGGAAATACCGTAGGATCAAGAAGAAGCTCTAAGATGTTATTTGCTGTTTTCATTTTTATAAAGATGAGGGTCCTTTTAAAGACCCCCATCCATATTTTCCTTTTACATGCTACTACGGATATTGAATGTTATCATTATCCACAGTATCGGCAGAACCGGGCTGTAATAAGCTTCTACATGGATAATCGTAGGATCTGATGCATCTGCATAAACCTTTACCCCTGTAAAAGACTTAATAATAGCGGCCTGCTGTGCTGACGTAAGGTAAGACGACAAAGTCTGCTTTATATCAGAAATCCTCTGTACCAGGAATTTCTGTCCAATATAAGGTTCAAGAACATTACGAGAACCCTTCTGGATATAATCCTTAATCCGGATTACAGCCGGCTCCCTGGTAAGTACTGAAGAAGTATCTGTCGTAATACCATACTTAATAAGAATATTCGCAGCCTTTTCCTGCAGCAACGTCAGCCCTGAGTTTGCTACCTGTGCCGATGTTACTGAATCAAGTCTACGATACAGTCTGGTGAAACCTACGATCGGTTTATTGGTCAAGGATGTAGCCACATCAAAAGCCGGATTAGTATCCCGACCTGCTACTGCAGCAGCTAAAACCGAACCGTCAACCAGATACTCAGTCTCATTACCAAGCTCATCCACAATGGTCGTAATAGCACCATCAGGATAAATACCTGTCATACGCTCATTAGCCAAAGCTCTTGCATATGCCATGGCCGATGACGGAGATGTCCCGGTCGCAAAACCGAAATAGGACATTCTCTCGTTCGCGTAACGGATACTGGACTGAATAGTATTGGAGTTCTTCAGATAATTCAGAACCGTCTGATTCGAGGTCAAAGGAATCATCAAAGACGGCCGATCACCTGTACTCATAGGTTCATTGAAATAATCAATACCAGCAATGTACCTCGAAGAAGGCGCATCATCAGTACCAGCTGTCTTCTGAATCTGAAGAAGAGCTACCGCTGGCGCTCCATTAAGGAAAGCCAAATGAGCTGCCATACCAAGCTTATTAGTACTGGAAAGAGCCCCTGTATCTGCCAAAGCATCTCTTTCAGATGTATAAAGCTTAGCATCAAGTATCCCCGTATCATCAAACTGTTTGGTTTCCTTATAGGTGATATAGTAAAAATCACCCACAGCCGGTTCATTACCACTAAGATTATAGGTCGTCAACGTGGCCGTGTCATTCACCCCAATATCTTCCGTATCCGTTACCCTAACTCTGATACCAGGAACAGCCCTTGTCGGAGTCGCTGCAGTAATGAATGTTGCAGTTGATGTGTAACCTATATAATCACCTGTCTGATATGCTACAGAAACCCCCTGCATTACTGTTACTCTGAACCCAGTTTTTGCATCAATATAAGTCTGGTTCAGATACCCTGTATTATCCCCAGAAGATCCTGTACCAGCAGTTTCACTTGAAGTAGCCACAAACGTGGTTGCATCAACAAATGTCAGAGATACAGTCTCATCCATACCATAACCTGGAACAACCTGTGCATCACTATTACCGGCACCAGTACCGGCAGGATATGTCACATTTTCAGTACCAAAATCAGGATCTGCTACTGAGGAATCTGAAACAGACCAGGCAATATTATAAGCTATCCCTGTATCTGTCCCTGCTACTGTATAAGTACCAACACCGACAGCACCCGCTGCTGTGTTGGTATATGTCCAGATATCATCAGGAAGATTATTATGGTACTGAGTAACATAAACAAATCTACTGGCATCAGGAGCCGTTGCCAGAGTCACTGTCCTAGTTGCCTGGTCCAACTGCACCACATCAACTATTGTAGCATCAGTCGGATTTGTACCCTGATATGCAACGACATGATCAGGATTATCCGAAACAATACCAAGGCCCTGACCACTTACCGGTGTATACGGAATAACAAAAGCCACATTCGTACCATCAACCGTACCTGTAGTCCCTCTTCGATATATCCTATTATCATAAAGAGTACCAGTAATCTGAGAATCATCTAAATACTCAGTAGCAACCGTATGAGTCCCTGATGCTATCTTATATGAATGACCCCAGTTAATGGTCTTGAAATTACCTGTAGTATCCAAAACCCAATCCGTACCTTCTACAAAATCAGAAGTTCCCGGGCCATACCCTACTTTAGATATCTCAGAAATATACGGTGAAGGAAGAATATCACTTGTATTCTGCCATTCATTTGAATAATAAGTAATAGTAAGGGTCTGACCTACTGTAGGAGTATCAGAAACATCAAGAGTAAACTGGCCTGAATCCCCATCAACAGAAGACGCCACAACAGTAACGGCATCAACTTTCACGGTTATTTTAGTAACATCCGTGGTTGTGATACCACCACCGTCTCCCTGAACAATCGGAGAGTAATGAACTTTAAAAGTCGTTCTGGTACCGTTTACCTGGTCACCAAGATCTTCATCCGTATGAAGCTCATCCTGACGTTTGAAGTAATAATCAACCAGTACAGTATCACCCAGAGCAGGTATGTTTACCAGATTAATCGCACCAGTAGCACCAACAACAGCACTGACCGGGACAGGATCACCATTAATGTATACTGTCACTGCCTTAGGGTCTGTTGTAGTTGTCCCAGTACCGTTACCACTTACTATAGGATAGAAGGTAACACTGAAATTTCTGTTTGCACCTGTAAACCAAGCGGACACGTCTTCTTTATAGATTTTGTTATCCGCCATCGAACTCGAGCCACGAATCATCTCAAAATTGTCTACTTGTGTCTCTTCTTCTGCCACTCCTACAAAAGCAGCAAAACGAAGACCCCCAGCTGCTGTGACCCGTGCAGCTTCATTCAGGGTTTGCGAGTAAACACCCGGAAAAGCAAAACTTTCAAAAGGGCCGATTCCCATAAGATAACCTCCATAAGTTTTGAAAACCACTACTCATTTTTTATATGAATCTTATGTGGATCTGATAAATTTTATTTAGATCTGTATCTCATGGACAAAAGCCCATGTAGGTTATCCTCTCAGCCACTAAAACGGGCCCGGACCATCAAACTGACCCTGTCCCCGTTTATTTCTTTCTGCCCTATGACCCTGTAACGCTCCTACATACTCTGTACGTTTTACCTTTTCACTCTTGTCACCCAAGGCCATCACCGGCATAAATTTTCCGTCTTTGGTTTTAGGCAGTTCAAAAGACTCCA